TACATCTTCCAAAGACTTTGTCACCCAGCCTAGTGCCTCCAATTGCTGTGGAGAGAGATCAGTTTCAAACACTTTCCCATATGCTTTAAGTACCTGCTGCATTGCACTCGTAGAGTGTTGGGCGTTAAAATCTTCAAAATCAAAACAATAAGGTACGCCGTTTTTAAGAACTTCGCGCACGGTAGCGCCGACTCTAGTGGCTTCTGCTTCCTGGGCTATAGGTACTATAGTAGCTAGAGCTTCTTCACAGCCGTTCATGGCGAAACTAGATAATATAAAATTCGTGTTGTCTACACTATATATAGCCCTTTGTTTCCCCCATTCATATTTAGTGGAAGCTCTAGCAACTATTTGTGGTGTCCGACTCGTAAAGAACTCCAGTTCTTTCCTAGGCATAGCGCAGCATGCATACAGTTTGTTTTTAAGCATTGGATCACTCGACACATACTGTTGGTCCTCAGCATATTGTGAGTGGTATGCTCCCGGTGGAGCCCACTGCCACCGCATCTTAAAGTAAGTGTCAAAATGGCTTTTAAACGGTCTACCACCTCGCTTTTTTACTTTCTTAAATAACTCATGAGCCCGCTCTAAAATTTCAATATCACTGATGGTGACAGTGTTTGGATTAATTCTGTGCTCTTTTTCGGTCTCCCAAGACACTGCCCCAATACCTCTATTTACCAAAACTTCGAATTCAAAAAATATGCTACAATCTATGCCACACAAATTCTGAACAGCCTTCAATTTTAAGGAAATTTCTTTCTTAACTGTCTTCGCAAAGTCTTCAAGACTATCATAAGACCATAACCATAACGCTGATCTACTAATTAAAGTGTAATGTTCGTCTGGCATGCCTAGTACCCACAATATATAGCCTATCAGAGCGGACTCACTCATTAACTGTCTACTTATCATATTATACATCCACTCGTACATGAACGCACAGCGTTCTTCTATAATCTTAATGTCTATATCGCGCAATTCGTTAATAGTCATATGCCGCATATGCCTAGCTGAAATCTTAGCATTATCTAAGAATAACTGCTTATTATAAACCTCGTTAAATAGTGCTTTATGTTCAGGTTTTGGTCCTCGCTGACATGTTATTTCATAGTGCTTAATACTCTCAGTAGTTATGTGCAACACGTGCGACATAACTATGCTATTATCTACTTTACCGAAAGGGAATAAATTTGGACCAAATTGGATACGGGACATACGTAACATCGCATGTTTTCCCATCGTCCTTAAATCATTAGTTAATGAAACATAACACGTAGTTGCTCTCAAAGCACTGTTGTATATGCACAAACAGTAAACTACATCCGTATTGAATTTGACATGTGTCCAACCATCAAGGTTAATGCCGTATAGCACGTCAAATAATACATATTTACAATCAATGAAAGTTTCTACGACGGTGTCACCTACAACATCTATATACAATAAAGCTTTGCGTAATTCACTTAGCCCGCGTTTTCGGTTATATTCTGGTCTATATCTGGAGGACCAACATCGTTCACCGCTAACTTCAAATCTCCTATAGGCACGGGGAGTGGGACAGCTTGCTCTGGATAGGTTATTTGAAAATCCGAGGTTACGTAATCATAATCAGCTAATAGATATGCTTGGTAGTTGGTCGAAGTATGTTTTACACCTTTGTAATATCTCACACCAGCATAACTCCTTTCATCAACATAACAAACAGGTGAATTGAACTGTGCTCTCGCCAGTGGTGTGGGTGTATCCCTCTGCCACTGAAACACCATCTTACAATTTAGTGCTAGTGATAAGTCAGACCCGAAAACGTGTTGTCTCCGACTCAAAGACAGGAATTCATATGCGGTAGGCGTATCCAGTGTTCCTATGTTCACAGGCGGCATTGCGACTGATACGTCATTTGCGGCGTAGATCCTATGACTATTCGAGGCCCTGGGGTGCAGGTAGTGCAAGTCGTAGCCAAGCCACCTGGTCACCACACCCATACCCCACAAGTCATTATAATGGTAAGCACGTCTCCTG